TTTAAATAATGATATTTTATGGGCACAAATTAGACATGTACGAGATATAAAATTATCTGAATTGGATTGGAGATACAATCGTTATCATAGACTGGAAAGATTAGGACTAGACCAAATTGATGACTTAAATAAATTGGATGAATACTCACAAGCTTTAGCTGATATAACTAAACAACCAGACCCATCAAATATTGTTTGGCCATCAATTTAATAGGATAATAAATGACAACTAAACTCCAACCAGCAAATTTAGACGAAACACTAAATTATTCTGTCAATCAAATTTGTATACCATATTCATTGAAATAAATATCAGTGCAGATAAATATAGTAAATAAAACCAAAAATAGGGTATAAAATGTCTTTTCCTTTATCACCAGCCAACGGACAAATAGCCATTGTTAATGGTGTTTCCTACCAGTATATACTAGGAGACACTGCATGGTATAGAGTCCCGACCTTTGTGAACACTGATACCGTATTGGCGGCATTTACACAGGCAAACTCTGCGTATGGTCAGGCAAACACAGCAACAACCAATGCGGCAACGGCTGACGGCAAAGCAGTTACAGCTGGTTCTTATGCAAACTCTGCTTACGCACAGGCAAACACCGATTACACTACAATATCTGCATCAGCAGGCGTCTATGGTGGCTCTTCAAACATTCCAGTAATTACATTGGCTGCGAACGGAAGAGTTTCTGCAATCGTCAATACATCTATTTCAATTCCCGCTGGTACTTCCGTATACGGTAACACAGGACAGATTACTGCAAACGCAGCCACAGGAACAGTTGCATTAGGTCTGGAAACAACGGCAGTTTCACCTGGCACTTATGGTGGTGCATCACAGATTCCTGTTATCATTGTTGATGCATACGGTCGTATCACCTCAGCAGCAAACGTTTCAAGTGGTGGAGGTGGCGGCGGTGTTTCTATTACAAACGATACATCAACAAACGCAAACACATATTATCCAATGTTGTCAACAACAACATCAGGGTCATTATCGACTGCCAACACATCAAGTACAAAACTATATTTCAATCCAAGTACAGGTACGTTAAATAGCACAATTTTCAACAGTTTGTCTGATGAAAAATCAAAAAAAGATTTGGTGCAAATACAAGATGCTTTGGAGAAAATTAAACAACTAACAGGTTACACCTATACATTCATTGAAAGTGGTGAAAAGAGTGCTGGTTTAATTTCTCAACAAGTAGAGAAAGTTTTACCGGAAGCCGTGAGAGAAAATGAAGGTGTACAATCATTAAATTATAATGCAACAATTGGTTTGATTGTTGAAAGTATCAAAGTACTTAGTGAAAAGATTGATGAATTGAACCGTAAGTTGGGGTAACATATGCCATTAGGTTTTAATATTAATGGAACACCAATAAGTGAAAGTTATGCATCATGGCAGGATGTTGGATTGGTCGGCGGAGCTTTATTATGGGCCTGGGGACAGAATGATTATGGACAATTAGGTCAAAATAACAGAACAAGTCGTTCTAGTCCTGTACAAGTTGGATCATTAACTAATTGGAGTAAGATTGCACTTGGCCGTCATCATGCCTTAACGACCAAAAACGATGGTACACTATGGTCATGGGGATTAAATACCAATGGTCAATTAGGTCTTGGTAACACAACAAATTATTCCAGTCCAGTACAAGTTGGATCATTAACTAATTGGAGTTTAGTTGCTGCTGGACGGTATTACAGTTTAGCAATCAAAACTGATGGTACTTTATGGGCCTGGGGACAGAATGCTTATGGACAATTAGGTCAAAATAACGCAACAAATTATTCCAGTCCTGTACAAGTTGGTACATTAACTAATTGGAGTTTAGTTGCTGCTGGTCATTATCACAGTGTAGCAATCAAAACTGATGGTACTTTGTGGTCTTGGGGAAACAACAACTATGGTCAATTAGGTCAAGGTGACAGAACAAATCGTTCCAGTCCTGTACAAGTTGGTACATTAACTAATTGGAGTAAGGCTTCAGGTGGTACTAATTATGTTGCAGCAATTAAAACAGACGGCACACTATGGGCATGGGGAAGAAACAATTCTGGTCAATTAGGTCAAGGTAACACAACAAATTATTCTAGTCCAGTACAAGTTGGATCACTAACTAATTGGAGTTTGATTCACACTAGTGTTAATGTTTCTTATGCAATCAAAACAGACGGTACACTATGGTCTTGGGGAAGAAACCTTTTTGGTGCATTAGGTTTAGGTGACACAACAAATCGTTCCAGTCCAGTACAAGTTGGATCATTGACCAATTGGAGTTTAGTTGCCGGTGGTGATTATCATGGACTTGCAATCAAAACTGATGGCACTTTGTGGTCTTGGGGATACAACAACTATGGCCAATTGGGATTAGGAAATAGAACATACCTTTCTAGTCCAGTTCAAGTTGGAACATTGACTAACTGGAATTTAATTGCCAATGGTGGTTATTTCAGTATGGCTAAAAATTCAGCAACACCAATACCAACAAGCAATTTACCTTAATATTAGGAAATAAAAATGAAATACGCAATAGTACACAACAACCAAATTAGAGTGGGACCAAGAGATTATCACACAGGTTTCTTTAAAGATTATTTGGAACAAAACAATGTAAATTATAATTTTCCATTTGATGCGCCGATAGAATCATTAATCATCAATGATGAAATTAGTTTGGTGCCTGTACAAGATACACAAATACCGGATTACCATCCAGTTACGGAACAGTTGGCTGGTCCTTTTTATGAAGTAAACACAACATTAATTACTGGCACATACAATGTTGTTGATGTTCCAATTGATGCAGCCAGAAATAAGATGAAAGAAATTCTTGCTGCACTCAGATACTTTAAAGAAAACAAAGTGATTGATGTTACTGTACAAAACACATTGGTAAAAATAGACACATCAAGAGGTTCGACACGAGATTTTTGGACACAAACATATTTGTTGATGGGTGACAATGACACCAAACTGGTTAAATTTATCAATGGTGTTTGGTTAACACTTACAAAGTCGGATGTAAATACAATCTTGACAGCAATTAATACTACGGTTCAAGATGCATTTGCATGGGAAAATCAGCAAATAATACTGGCAGAATCCAATGATAAAAATGGATTAAATACACAGTATACGGATGTAATTCCTCAACCACAACAATTGACGCCACCTGGAATCTAATAAATGCCTAGTAATTTTCAACAGTCGGGTACCAATTTAGAATCTTATCTAATAGAAAATATATATAGTAGTTATGTGCCAGCAGCCTATAGGAAATCTGGAGGTCCTTGGGGAAATTGGGGTACAGTGTGGTCTTTTGGTAGTAATAACAACGGCCAATTAGGTCAAGGTAACACAACAAATTATTCCAGTCCAGTACAAGTTGGATCATTAACTACTTGGAAATTAGTTTCCGGCGGACAATATTTCACAACAGCAATCAAAACTGATGGTACTTTATGGGCTTGGGGACAAAATATTTTTTATGGTCAATTAGGTCAAGGTGACAGAACAAATTATTCAAGTCCTGTGCAAGTTGGATCATTGACTAATTGGAAAGAAGTTTCAAATGGTAGATATCATTCTGTAGCAATAAAAACAGACGGTACATTATGGGCATGGGGAAGTAATGCTTATGGTCAATTAGGTCAATACAACACAACACATTATTCCAGTCCAGTACAAGTAGGAAGTTTAACTACTTGGAGTAAAATTTCTTGTTGCCAAGACCATTGTGTGGCAATTAAAACAGATGGTACATTGTGGAGTTGGGGTTATAATGGTCAAGGTCAATGTGGTCTAGGCGATACAACAAGTGTGTCGAGTCCAGTGCAAGTTGGTACATTGACTACTTGGAGTTCGATTGGTACCAGTGTATGGAATGGATATGCAATCAAAACTGACGGTACATTGTGGGCATGGGGAGCTAATTATTATGGTCAATTAGGACAAGGCAACACAACATATCGTTCCAGTCCAGTACAGGTTGGAACATTGACTAATTGGAGTAAAATTGGTAGAGCAGGTAATTCATTTAGTGTGGCAATCAAAACAGATGGAACATTATGGGCTTGGGGTTATAATGCTTATGGACAATTAGGTCTTGGTAACAGAACAAATTATTCTAGTCCAGTACAAGTTGGTTCGTTGACTAATTGGAGTAATATTGCCGGCGGCGAGATGTTTCGTATTGCAACCAAAACTGACGGTACATTGTGGGCATGGGGTTACAATGCTTATGGACAATTAGGTCAAAATAACACAACATATTATTCAAGTCCAGTACAAGTTGGATCATTAACTACATGGAGTTCGATTGGTCCAGGTTATCTTCATTCCTCAATAATCAAATCATAAGGCATCATCATGGCAGGAAACTTTACAATAAACGGTGTCGATTTCGATTCAAATTATATTCCCAGACAATACATATTCTCGTCTGCGGACAAACAATTATGGTCATGGGGTAGAAATGATTATGGTCAATTAGGTCTTGGTAACACAACAAATTATTCCAGTCCAGTACAAGTCGGTTCGTTGACTGAATGGAATATACTTGGTGTTGGATTCGAACACTCTCAAGCAATTAAAACCGACGGAACATTATGGGCATGGGGTAATAATTATTATGGTCAATTAGGTCAAAATAATACAACAAATTATTCTAGTCCAGTACAAGTTGGTTCGTTGACTAATTGGAGTAATATTGCCTGTGGTAGTTATCATTCAACAGCAATTAAAACTGATGGTACATTATGGTCATGGGGCAGCAACAGTTATGGTGCATTAGGTTTAGGTGACACAACAAATCGTTCCAGTCCTGTACAAGTTGGATCATTGACTAATTGGAAAGAAGTTTCAAATGGTAGATTTTGTTCTGTAGCAATAAAAACAGACGGTACATTATGGGCATGGGGTAATAACTTCAATGGACAATTAGGTCAAAATAACAGAACAAATTGTTCTAGTCCAGTACAAGTTGGATCGTTGACTAATTGGAGTAAATTGAGTACGGGAGCTAATGTTGTACAAGCAATAAAAACAGACGGTACATTATGGGCATGGGGTAGAAACGCCAATGGACAATTAGGTCAAAATAATACAACATATTATTCAAGTCCAGTACAAGTTGGATCGTTGACTAATTGGAGTTTGATTTTTGCTGGTAGTTATCACACATTAGCAATCAAAACAAATGGAACATTATGGTCATGGGGCAGCAACTTTTTCGGAGAATTAGGACAAAATAACTTTACCAGTTTATCTAGTCCGGTACAAGTTGGAACATTGACTGGGTGGAGTAAACTTGCAGGTGCATATTATACCAGCAGAGCAATCAGAACAGACGGAACATTATGGTCATGGGGTTATAACAATTATGGACAATTAGGTTTAGGTGACACAACAAATCGTTCCAGTCCTGTACAAGTTGGAACATTGACTGAATGGAGTTCTCTTTCTAGTGGCGCTAGGGGGTATAAATCCGCTGTTTTAGCATTAAAAAATTTCTCATAAAAAATCTCTACTATATATTATAATTTAAGTGGATTATTATGTTTGACATTCAAAAATCTATACTCATGCAAACGGTATTTTCCTGCAAGACAACAGGCAATACTGAAGAAGCAAAAACATTTCTTAATACTGCATCCAAATATTGTTTTCAATTAGAAACATTGGACGAAATCTCATACCTACAAAGTGAGATAAAAGATTATTCTGGCTGTATTGATTCGTTACAACGTTGTTTAAAAATGGCAACTATGCCGCAACAACAGTATGCGATTAGAGCCAATCTAGCAAAAGTCTACAATCACCTGAACCAACCAAATCTTTCTATTGAGCAATCTAAACTCAATCAAGAAATTGAACCACAGAAAGATTACAACACAATCATGGAGATATCATTCTCACACTATCTTTTGGGTGACTATATCACATCCGAAAAAATGATGAGAGAATTAAATGATGATCCAAATACACCAGAAGTCATAAGAAACAGAGTCGCATACAATCTTGGTTCCTATGATATGGAAAAAGGTGAATTCAAAAAAGGTCTAAAAGGTTTCATTGATGTTGGTCACCGAATTGGTATTTGGAAACATAGAAGTTTTGAAAATATACCAGAATGGGATGGCAAAATCACACCAGGAAAAACACTATTCATTCATGCAGAAGGTGGTATTGGTGATGAAATTATTGGTGTAAGATTTGTAAAACAGTTGGTCGAAAAAGGTATGCGTTGCATTTGGATTACCAATCATTCACCATTACAGGAAGTTTTCAATCGTAATGGTTATGAAACTGTTGTTCATGTGAATCCATTTGAGTATGATGATACTGTACAATGTATGGCCATGTATTTGCCTATTCTGATGAACTTGGACAAAGACCAAGTATGGAACGGACCATATCTACAACCATCACAAGAATATATTGAAAAATGGAAAAAGATATTACCCGAAGGTAAAAAACTTGCGGTAAAATTTAGTGGCAACTCCAACTACGAACAAGATTTACACAGGTCTATTCCAGTGGAGTTCATGTTAAATTTGAAATATGATGGTACATTAATCAATCTGCAATTAGAACCAGAGAATTACAGAGAAGATATGTTCAATGCTGGAGAGCACATAAGTAATATAGAAGATACACTTGCGTTACTGTGGTTGTGTGATTCATTTGTATCTAGTTGTACCAGTGTTGTGCATATGGCAGCATCAATGGGCAAAAATGGTGTTGTATGTCCACCAATTGCAAGTTACTATGTTTGGTTAGGTACAGATGGTTATTCAAATTGGTATGACAAATCACTTAAAGTTGTAAGACAAACAAAATATAAAGATTGGAACTTTTCGGATAAAGTTAAACAATTGTTATGAATCAATATTTTAATATGATGCAACGATACTATATCGTTGATGACTTCTATGCAAATCCTGATATGGTCAGACAATTTGCTTTGTCGCAGGAGAAGAATGAAAAATCAGACGGCAACTATGCCGGAATAATGACCAAAAATGCATTTTTAACACAAGAACATATAGATGTGTTCTCAACATTGTTAAACGAAAGGGTATCACCAAGCACAAGTTTTACTGGTAAATTCAGGTTCACACAAGGACATGAACACCATAAACAAGATATACATTTTGATCCAGGTGAAAACAATTGTGCATGGGCTGGTGTTATATACATGACACCGAACATTATAAATACTGAAGGTACAATTTTTTGGAAACACAAACGAACAGGTTTGGAAGAAATACCAAGAACGATTGAGGGCATCAATAAATATGGTTGGCAAGGCGTTGATGATTTAAAAGTATTTTTAGAAACAGAAGGTACTGATTATTCTCTTTGGGAAAAAACGTTTCAAGTACCATACAAATACAACCGATTGGTATTGTTTAGACCATGGATGTTTCATTCACCTGGACCTGCATTTGGTGATTCTTTGGAGACCGCAAGGTCAATACAAACATTATTTTTGAGTATATGATTATGAAATACAAACTACACTTGGGTTCTGGTTATAAAAAAATTAATGGTTTCATTAATATTGATGATGATCCATTGGTCAAACCAGACTTATCAATAAACTTGGATGATGTAAATATCAAGCTTCCATATCCAGACAACTCGGTGAACGAGATTGTTGCACATCACATATTGGAACATATCGGTGATGGTTTTATTCCCTTGATGAAAGAACTATACCGTGTTGCAGAAGATGGTTGCACCTTTGATATTGTTGCACCACACCACAACCACGAAGTATATTACGGCGATCCAACACACAAAAGACCAATCACAGTCAATGGAATGTATTTGTTTGGTAAAAAATACAATAAAGAATATATAGAAAAACATGATTCCAGTTCAGGTCTTGGATTAAAATATGACATGGACTGGGAAGTTATTCATTATGAATTTGAATATGATGTATTCTATGATGCTATGTTAAAGGATTACTTCAGTAGGAAGAAACAGAATAAAGTATCACAAGAAGAAGATTTTTCTATACAAAGATTGATGCGTGAGGCCAACAATGTGGCCATCAACACAAAAATTAAAATGGTTGCCAGAAAATGATTGAAAAAACTTTTTACTTTATGGGTGGCCTACCCAGAGCAGGTAGTACCGTGTTAGGTGCCGTCTTAAATCAAAACCCGGACATATATGTAACACCAACTAGCCCATTATTGAACTTGTTGGAATACAATGAGTATGGTTGGCAAAAAAATCCATCAGTTATTGCAAACAGATATCAAGAACAAAGTTATAATATAACCGAAGCCATTATCAATGGTTGTTGGGAACACATTGATAGAAAAATTATATTAGATAAGTGTAGAGGTTGGGTTAACTATCTACCATCAGTAGAGTTCATTTTTAAAACCAAACCAAAAATGTTAATGCCTGTCAGAGATATACCAAGTATTTTGGCATCATACATGAGAGTGTTACGCAAAACTGAGCAACCCTGGTATGTAGATGAAGAACTTATCAGTCGTGGGTTGGAAATAAATGACGAGAACCGTGTTGATGCCATCTGGCATCTTCATGTGAAAGACACACTGGAACAATTCAATCAAGTATATAAAGGAAGAAAAGATTATTTTCTTCTAATAGAATATGATGAACTGGTTAGAAAACCAGATTTAATTGTGGAACGAGTGTATGATTTTTTAGAATTGCCAAAATATAAACACTATTATTTCAATATTGAAAATATTGCCAAAGAAAATGATATGGATGCTTGGAGAATAAGAGATTTGCACCTTGTTAATCCAGAACTTAAAAAGACAGCTTCACATCCAAGTGAAATACTGGGTAAAAAAGTTTATGAAAAATATGCTATGATGAATTTGGAATTTTGGAGATATAAATGACAACACCAATTGAAAAGACATTTCACTTTCTTTCTGGTTTACCTAGGTCTGGCAGTACGGTGTTGGCATCTATATTGAATCAAAACCCAGAAGTGTACACAACACCAACCAGTCCATTGCTGGATCAATTAATTATAAACCAAGATACATGGCATGGCCTATTAGAAACAAAGGCTAATCCTGTACCAGAACAATTAGACAATCTCACTAGAAGATTAATCAATGCCATGTGGCAACACATACCACAGAAAATCATCATTGATAAGAACAGAGGTTGGGGAAAAAACATGCCAGCATCCACCATATTGTTCAAAAAAGAAATTAAAATGATTGCAACAACCAGAGATTTACCAAGTATCATGGCTTCATGGTTGGTATTATTGAACAAAAACCCAAACAATTACATGAAAGAAAAGTTAAATCAAATGGGTTATGAATACAATGACGATAATATGATGACAGAAATGTGGTTAAATATGGTAAAAGATTGTATGGAAGCTCTGCAACAAGCCAAGAAAGATGCCGGCAATCGTTTATTACTAATCAATTACGATGAATTGATGGGGAATCCGGAAGTTATTTTGGAAAATATAGAACAATTTTTAGGATTACCACAACACAAATATGATTTCAACAACATTAAAAGTGAAACAAATGACGACGATTTATCTGCGTGGGGTTTACAGGGTATGCACCAGATAAGACCTAAATTAAATAAAACAGCGTCTGATCCTAGAGTTATTTTGGGTGATGAATTATATAATAGATTTTTTGAATTGGAGAAACAATATGTCTAAAACAACACAACGCATTTTAATCATGGGACTACCAGGTGCAGGCAAAACTTATTTTGCCGAAAAACTAAAAAAATACCTGGAAGAATATAGCAATCCAATCAATGAAAATACATTGTCACCTTTCTCCGATTCTCAGGTTAAGGTGACTTGGTTAAATGCCGATGAGATTCGTAAAAAATATAACGATTGGGACTTCAGTAAAGAAGGGCGGATTCGTCAAAGTATACGTATGAGAGAGTTGGCAGATACTTGTGGTACCGATTATTGTATTGTTGACTTTGTTGCTCCTTTGCCAGAAATGCGACACAATTTCAAGGCAGACTGGACCATCTGGATGGACACCATTGATGCTGGTCGATATAAAGATACAAACAAAATGTTTGTTCCACCTGATGTATATGATTTCCGAATCATTGAACAAAATGCCGACAAGTGGGCGGAGTTTGCTGGTGAACACATCCTGGACAATCACCGTAGACCAGTCTTTGATTGGAAGAAAGAAACGGTACAGATGTTGGGTCGTTGGCAGCCATGGCACGCAGGACACCGTGCATTATTTGACCGTGCAATTCAGAAAACTGGTCAGGTTGTCATACAAATCCGAGACTGTCAGGGATGGCAGGGTTCGAACCCCTTTGCAATTGAACAAGTGAAAGAGTACATCCGTAGAGATTTAGACCCACTTTACCAGGGAAAGTATGAAATCCAGGTGGTACCGAACATTGTGAACATTACCTATGGTAGGGATGTGGGATATAAGATTGAACAAGAAGTTTTTGACGATGCCACACACAGTATTTCTGCCACAAATATTAGAAAGATGATGAATCTTGAATGATTCTAACGCCAGATCCTTGGCAAAAACGATAAGTTGGAGGATAACGGGAAGTTCTGCGACTTTCCTTATCTCCTACATACTGTCTGGTGACTTTGTTATTGCAGGAAGTATTGCACTCACACAGATAGTGGCCAATACAATTCTTTATTTCGTGCATGAAAGAATATGGAACAAGGTGGATTGGGGTAAAAACATTAATTGGTAATAAACTAAATACCTTATTATAATCATAGAATTACCGAAATGACCACAAAGTTACAACCGGCAAACTTAGATACCACACTAGATTACTCCGCAAATGTGTTTAGTGCAAATGCCATTATAGCAGGCGGTGTGGATCTATATAACTTTGCTAACTCAGCTTTCTCGGCAGCAAATTCAGCCGGTTCTAGTCAGACAGTTGTTGCAGCTTTCTTACAAGCAAATGCGGCCTATGCACAGGCAAATACAGCTCAAAGTACGGCAGCATCCGCAAGTTCTTATGCAAATGCAGCATTTATAACAGCCAATACTGCATATTCATGGGGTAACCATGCAACTTATGGTTATGCAACACAGACATATGTTGGTACACAAATAGCAAACCTTGTTGATTCTGCACCTGTAACATTAGATACGCTAAATGAATTGGCATATGCACTGGGAAATGATTCCAATTTTTCCACAACAGTTGCAACAAATATTGGTGTTGCACACAATAAGGCAAACTCTGCGTATGAAAGCCAGAATACAACTGGTGTCTATGCAAATGCAGCATTTGTACAGGCCAATACCAACGCAACGAATATAACGGCTGCTGGTTCTTATGCAAATTCTGCATTCTTGCAAGCTAATGCAGCTTTCCTAAAAGCAAACACAGGTGGAAGTGTTAAATTTACCACATCAAATACAGTTCCAACATCAAACTCTGTTGGTGATTTCTGGTACAAACCGGACAGAGATGTTTTATTTCAATACATAAATGACGGTTCTTCAAATAACTGGGTCGATATAACTTCTCCTGCGGTTCTGGTATTGTGATTATAAGATATTCCGACACGTTGCCTGCAGCTACTAGCACAACTGGTAGTCCTACAATTACAGTTTCCGGTGGATATAGAATTTATAAATTCACACAATCAGGATCAATAGTATTTTAAATTTTTAGAGGTAACATGGCACACTTTGCACAAATTGATGAAAATAATATTGTCACAAGAGTTCTTGTAATTGACCAAGAAACTGTAAACACTGGTTTGTTTGGAGATCCATCAACGTTATTCAAACTAGTTATAATACCTATGGTGGTGAACACAAATTGGGTGGCAGTCCTTTACGCAAAAATTATGCTGGGATTGGATATACATACGATAAACAACGTGATGCTTTCTATGCACCACAACCTTTTCCAAGTTGGACATTGAATGAAGAATCTTGTTTATGGGAACCACCAACACCAATGCCCAATGATGGCAAATCATATAATTGGAACGAAGAAACACTTAGCTGGAACGAAGTTACTGTATAATAAATTGGCATTACTAAATATTAGATAAGGAGATTTAGTAATGGCTGAAATTACTTCCAGAGCCCAATTCAAAGATTACTGCCTAAGACGACTTGGTTTTCCAGTCATTGATATCAATGTGGATGATGACCAGGTCGAGGACCGTATTGACGATGCGTTGCAATACTGGCACGACTATCACTTTGATGGCCTACAAAAATTCTATTGGATTAAAAGAATCGACCAGACCGATGTTGACAACCATTATTTGGATGTAACAGAGGCACAGGATCGTTCCAATACCGCAATGGAAATTACTGGTATTACCAGAATATTTCCTATTCAAGATTCTCAGGCAACTGTTAGTATGTTTGACTTGAGATATCAATTGCGTCTAAATGAATTGTATGACTTCACATCTGCGTCATACATCAACTATACACTAACCCAACAACACCTTCGTTCACTTGAACTCCTGTTCACAGGTGAAATACCAATTCGTTTTCAAAGACATACACAAAGACTGTATATTGATTGGGCATGGGGTAAGTCTCAGGCACCAGTGGGTACAGTTGTTGTTGCAGAATGTTATGCATTGGTAAATCCAGACAATTTTGGTAAAGTATGGACGGACCGTTGGTTAAAAGAATATGCAACGGCATTAATTAAAAAACAATGGGGTTCCAATCTTAAAAAATTCGGAGGCATACAATTACCGGGTGGTGTTATTCTGAACGGCGATAAAATATTCGATGAAGCCGAACAAGAAAAAATTAAACTTGAAGAAGATATGGAAAAGAATTACGGTGGTATGCTGGAATTCTACATGAATTAAGATGGCAACCTCAGTATACTTTAATAACTACAATGCGCTTAACGAACAAAGAGTCGTTGAGGATCTTATCGTTGAATCCATCAAGATTATGGGATTCGACGCATACTATCTCCCGAACGATAATGACACTGCTAGAGACCTATTGTATGGTGAAGATCCGGTTCGTAAATTCCAATCGGCCTTTCCGGTAGAATTCTATCTTTCTTCTTCGTTAGAATACTCAGGTGAAAGAGAGTTCTTCTCCAAGTTTGGTCTTGAAATTAAAAACAACGCAAACATCATTATATCTAAACGTTCATTCAGTCAAAGAGTACCACAACATCTATTCACCAGACCAAGAGAAGGTGATTTGATTTATGTACCTTTTCTAAATGGTACTGGTGAATTGTTTGAGATTAAATTTGTCAACCATACAAAAGACTTCTTCACACTAGGAAGAAAGATACCATATTTCTATGAATTGGAAATGGAGAAGTTCAGATATTCACAAGAGATTATCGACACTGGTATGCCAGACATTGATGTTGTGGTCGATAACTCCGCATACACAATTGATTTGCAAATGAATTCAGGTGGTACAGGTAATTACCAAGAAAAAGAAATTGTATTCTATTCGGCAGACCAGACTTATGCAAACGCAACGGTGTCTGGTGTCGTATCAAACTGGAATGCAGAGACAAGAGTTCTTTCAATTACAAACATCAAGGAAGAATTCAGAGCAAATACATTGGTAATCGGTGCAACATCAAATGCAAGATTTACAATCACATCTTACGATCCATTGGATGTAAATGTGAAGAACGAAAACTACGACAATCTATACATAGAACAACAAGCAAATTCTATTATTGATTTCAGTGAAACCAATCCGTTTGGTCTACTATAATGGCAGCAATACAGTACAATCGTATCATTAGAAAACTAGTTATGGGATTTGGTAATCTATTCAATGAGATTACCATGGTTCGTTACAATCCTGATAACAGTGAACAAGAAAGATTCATTGTTCCTATTGCATACGCAAGCAAAGAACATTATGTAATGAGATTGCAGGCTGACCCAGACTTGGACAAAAAGGTACAAATTACTTTACCTAGATTGTCTTTTGAAATGGTCAATCTGAACTATGACCCAACCAGAAAACAAAATACAAACGTAAAGAACTATGCACAGACGGCATCTGGTGTAGTTGCACAATACAATCCAGTACCATACAATTTTGATTTTAATTTATATCTGTATGTTCGTAACATTGAAGATGGTACACAAGTCATAGAACATATTTTACCATATTTCACACCAGATTATACCATGAAACTCAACATGGTTCCCGAAATGGGAATCATCAAGGAAGTTCCTGTGGTATTAAACGATGTATCACAAGACATTCGTTATGAAGGTGACAGAAGTTCTGATCCAAGATTGATTATCTGGACACTAAACTTTACAGTCAAAGGATTCATATTTGGTCCAAGGTCTACTGCAAATACAATTACACATTCAATTACATCTGTATACAATCAAATTGATTCAAACGATTACATAGACTTTGCAATGAATCTTGCATCTGGTACAGGCAACTATCAACCAGGTGAGATTGTATATCAAGGTTACAATATAACTACCGCAACTGCAACTGCAAAAGTTAGCACATGGCAAGGTGGCAAACTAAGATTAACACAGTTGGCTGGTGACTTTATTTCAAGTGAACCAATTCGTGGTGTTAAAACTGGCGCAAATTACCGTTTCAGTTCTTACAACGTTGCGCCTGCCAAATATATACAGATTGATATTAAGCCAAATCCATTAAATGCAAACGCAACATCATCTTATGTTGCAAATACAATTATAACAGAGTATCCAACAGGAAACACCGCAAATGTTTCCGCAAACAGTAATCCTTTCCCTAATATATTTTAAAAATGAATACATTTGACAAGAGCATGGAAAAAATATTTGATGTTACACCGGTTGAACCGAAAGAACAACCACTGGTACCTGTTGAAAGTAAACAGGCAGTCGGCGACACCGAATTAAAACAAGACCTCAAAGACGCATACGAACAGACCAAGGACAATCTACAAGAATTTATAGATAATGGTAAAGATGCGTTGGAAGAACTGATACAAATTGCAAAAGCAGGTCAACACCCAAGAGCATTTGAGGTATACAGCGGTTTACTAAAAAATCTTGTAGACGCAAACAAAGAATTACTCAACGTACAAAAACAAATGCGTGACATGGACGGCAAAAAGAATGATGGTGGTACCAAAATTGACAAAGCAGCCATCTTTGTTGGTTCAACCGCAGAGTTAAATAAGTTGATAAAGGGCAAGGAATGATTGTTCAGGGTACAACAATTCAGGGGTTTACTTTTGGTTCACCAGTTCTAGCGGCTGCTCCTGGTCAAGTTGCATTTACAACAGCAGGAACATATTCATGGACAGTTCCGGATAAAGTAACCTCGGTTTCTATTGTAACTGTTGGTGCAGGTTCTGGTGGATCACCAGCAACAAATAATCTATGGGGTGGCGATGGTGGTCCAGGCGGAGGATTATCTTATAAAAACAACATAAGT